ACTAGGGTTTAATTCCCTAGACAATAGGCCAAATTTGATTTCTTATAAAAATAACAAACAGTAATAAAATAATCTCAGCAATAATGGAGATTATAACATTGAAACTCTTATCATTCATCTACAACTATCTACGTTACATGCCAGTTCACTACTGGTTATTTTTCTTCTTCATACCTAATCTATACACAAAATACCCTTGCGACAGCGTAAAGGGTCGATATAACATTAAGGTGTTCCGCGTCTACTTTAGAGCAAATGAAGTGGTTAATAAGGTTGTAGAAGGCTCTAAGAATAAAGCCTACATCAAACTGCGTTACGAAGCTCTGAGACAAGATTTTAGAACGCCGCAGCCATTAGGTGTTGAATACAGCATGAAGAAGGTAGAAAATGAAGATTGATCTAACGTTGCTTGAGTCATTGAAACGCGCTGCTGATGGGTCAATGTTGAGTTCTAGAATATCATTGAAACAGCAGATGAGTAGAAAGGAGCGTCAACTCAAGAAACGCAAAAAGGAAAATAAAGAATTTGAAGATTCCTTATTCTCTATGGGCGCTCGTCACAGAGCCGCCATGTTTCAAAAGTACTGGAAATAAAAATATTTGATTATTTCCGAAATAATCCTTTACTTCCGTTGATGGTTAGGGTATAATGAATCTCATAAGGTTCAATATCACTCAACGGAGTACAAGACATGACACATTTAGGCTTAGTAGATTTTGATTTAGATTTTGACTACGTTTCTGGTCTAATTGACGAAGATTTCATCCAACAGATTCTTGCCAATGAGCTTGTGGCTCCTCATTACAAATCTATTGTGGGTGATTCTGAGGCTCTAGTTGCACGCCCATCGAACAGCGACATCATTGAGGCTTCTGACGTTCCAGATATGGTTCTTGTTCAACGTAATGTTCGCAACGACGGTTTCATTCTAGGTGACCTCTATGTTGGTGAGGTCAACGGACGCCGTTGTTTAGCTCTTCATTGGGACTACACTGGTCTCTTCATCATTACCACCGCTTAGTTTCAAGCCCCTTCGGGGGCTTCTTGATTTTTATTTCTTTTGCAATAATACTTCATAATTTCATTATTTGGAGAATGATATGAAAACATTTCGTTTTTATCGCAGTGTCGCAGTGTCACAGTGTCGCTTCTGTAGCGAAAAAGCTACTACACAAGATAATACCTGCGCACTTTGTGCTGCAACCCTTCTAGCCGAATTTGGATGGTAATGACTATGGCTTCTGTCTCACTTCCTTTCTCAACTTTATCGGAAACGGTTGGACAAGTTGGGATGAACTTTATCTATAACCATATGGATAATTTTCGTGATATTACATTCAACGCATACGGTAAACACTACCCAGAACGCATGACATCGAAAATGGACGTCTATCCAGAAATGTTTAGAGCGCTGAAGGTTTTGTCTCATAACAAAGACCTGTACAAAGCTCTTATAGATATGGAGGATGCTTCTATAGTGAACGTCACGCTAGAGTCCAATGAATTTAGTGCATTTATCTTTTTCAAGGCAGAAAATAAAAATGGCTAAACGCAATCATAAACCTTGTGTTTATAATCACATTCAAGTGCGCCGTTTGGGTAAGCAATGGTACGTTTGTATCTATTGGAATTACAATTGGTATCAACCTAAATGTACTGGATGTATCAGTTGCCAAACTGAGCTAGGGCAATCTAGAGGTTGGCAATGTAACCCCAACAAGGTTGTCAAGGGTAAAACGCTTGACATCTTATCAGTCTGTAAAAATCGATCTGATGCCAACCGCGCAGCTGATGAATTAGTGAGACGCGAGGAAGAGGATATGCATTGGTATGGAGTGTTTGATAGTGAATAAATTCATCATAGCTGTAGTTTGTCTCGTATTACTCGGGTGCTCTAAATCTGAACACCCTAGTAAGGTGACAACTGAATTCAAGACTACGAGCGTAGAAGTCATTGATATAAACAGACCTAAACATTTCAGCGTTCACGTTAAAGCACTAGATGGTTCAATCAACCAACGTCTCAGTACTACAAAATACTGTAGTAATTGGAGAAATATAGAATACGGCGTTATCTATGAGTTGGAATATCAAACCTCAACTTACTATGACGGCGCAGGTAATGTTTTCAAGACTGTTAACCATTTCCCTAGTTCATGCGTCTTTGTTAACAAGACTAAAGTTTTGAAATACAAGGATGTTACATGAACAAAGAAACGTAAAATCCAATAAAAAGCCCCTGTACTAGACAAGGGCTTTTGTATGTAAAAATCCAACGCCACACGGTAGGCTGGACGGTAAGATTTAACTCCAACCGTTGAAGCCATAACCTCCATAACCGTCTGAACCATAAGCTGGGCCATCATCTCTATTCATGAAGTCATAAAGAGATTCTTGACGTTGAGACTCAATTTCCTCTTCAGCTTCCAAAGACTTGGTGCTAAAGAATGAAGTCATAGAGGTATCTTCAATTGATGCTTCTCTGAGGGACTTCATTCTGTCTTGAATACTGTCACCCTCTTTGGTCTCGTATTCAGACTTGAAGAACTCAGTCTTGGTCAACCAAGAGAATAAAACCAAGTTCATTACTGTGTCATCTTTAGCGCCTTTATCAGCTGCATAAGAACCGTTTGTCTGAAGAACAAACGTACCCAGTTCATCAACCATGATTTCTGATTCAATAAGCAGAATATCGAGTTCCAGAAGCGTTTTCAGGTTAGAACAACCAACAGATTTCGTCGATTTAGTGGTCTTAATCCCTGGTTTAGCCCCTGCTCCACCTATCTGAGTGCCTAAACCGTTTTTCTTGTTAGAAGTCAGGAAAACGTTCTCGTATTCAATCTCATAGTAGAGAATCTGAATGATTTGAGAGCCGATGGCGTTGTTCTCTACCAACACCCAAGCCTCATTATACTGAGAACAAATGCGCTCAATCTCATACGGAAACACTAGAGGTGAAACAGTATTGGAATGATAGGTTGCTACCACTCTGTACGGTTTTGATGTAACGTCAAAGATGGCTATAGTGGAGTTGTCTTCACCTATACCCTCAGCGCAGTCTACGGTTGCAACATAGATGCGATCCTTTTCAGGTGGGTAGAGAATCTCGTACGCACCATCTTCAAACGTATATTCAGGCGTAGCAATCTTGAGCTTTTCTAGAACCTCTGATGAGATCAAACCGCCAGATGAAGACAAGAATTTACATTCATGCTCTTGTGAGAATCGAGAAGAACCAAGCTGTTTCTTAGTTTTTACAGCCCAATCTTCATCTCGTCCTGGTACGTCCTTCCAAGTAACACTTAATGGAACGTAACCATTCCAATCATCACCCTTAGCAACTGCTCCTTGCCAGAATTTGTAGAACTGACCTCTTGCCCCTTTAGGAGTAGAAGTGATCAGAATCTTAGATGTTTTACCTGAAGATACTACTGGAAATACAGAGTCAACAAAGTCTTGACCGCCGTCTGAGAAGCCCAAGAAAGCAAACTCGTCAAGATAAAGTAATGAAGCAGAACGACCACGGATAGAGTCAGAAGAACTCGCGTGACCTTCGCAGCTCGAACCGTTTTCAAGAATGATATTCCCTTGGTTGAATGCTACAATACCTTGCTGAAGGAAGTATGGTAATTCTTCATACAGACGGCGGAGACGTTTCATGATCTCCATAGCCTGAGCTTCCTTGTTCGCAAGAACGTGACAGTCCTTCTCAGCATGGAATATCAGATACCAAGCCAAGAAGCCTACTACACCTGTTGTCTTACCTGCCTGACGACAAGTTAAAGCAATATTGAAACGATGTTCTTTGTAGTTCTTGATCATCTCTTCCTGATAAGGGTAGAGTTTCAATGGTACAAGACCATGGTCAATATGCACTACTCGACCGTAGGTGGTCAAGAAGTAGATCGGGTCTTTTTTACATCTGATCCATTCTTTGAGTTGATCTGGTGTCATATCAATAGTGACACCAGCGCGTTTCACCCTCGGCTTACCAACAAACAATTGTTCTTTTGATAAGATACAATCGTCAACTGGCCAAGGGTGTTTACCGCCACTCTTTTGGAACGTATTGATTCCATCAGCCTTCATTCAGCTTACCCTCAGCTTCAGCCTGTTCACGCGCAATATCTTCATCAACCTGTTTCAGTAGGTCTGAAGTGTTCACGGCTACAGTTTGAGCGATGTTAACGGTTGTGCCGCCTTCTGACTCAGGTACTTCTTTTGGTTTGACCTTAGCATCTTTGTAAATGGTCTTAGCGGAAGTCTGAATGTTGACCAATTCCTTGACCGAGTTCAAAGTGTTAGATGACGCTGAGTTGAACGCCTCAATGGCTCTAGGGTGTTCTGTCTCTTTTGCTACCGTCATCGCTCTGTGTGTGATAGAAAGGTTCATTTGCACAATAGCATAGATAGCACTACGAGCGTATTCATAGTCAACCTTGGCGTCTGAGTCTTCAATTTCTGGAACATTAGATGCCTTCTGTTCCATTTCAAATTCTTCACGGGTTGGTCTATTGTCTGCGTTTATGTCATCTGTATTAGTATCAGCGCCAGCTGGGATAATTCCCAATTCTCTTAAAATATCATTCATCTTTGTTCTCCGCAAGCGCTTGTTTCAACGAGCGTATTTCCAATTCATCTGTATTTACATGATCTGTAACCCAAGCATTTTCTTTAGAGAACAGAGATGCATCAAATTCAAGAATAACAGGTACGTCATTGATCCGATTATACAGATAGCCCTTCAGTGTGAATACAAGTTCAAATTCAACAATACGCGTTTCATCAACATTCTCGAAGTTGTCTTGAATGTCTAGATTAGGTTGCTTTCTGATGTTGATCACGCGTTCTACATCTAGAAGGTCTGAATCCATCAATCTGACATTCACGCCCTTAGCAAAGGCTGATTCAATTTGTTCAAAGATCAATAACGCTTCTGTTGTATTGTTGGCTCTGACTGTAAGATGAAAATCAACGTTATACGGTGACGGAGACATTGCAGACTTGCTGTTAGCAGTAGAATTGTTGAAGTACAAATTGCGACTACGCATAGTAGCGTGGTCTACAGTTTGGCGTTGACCATCCTTAACAATAGAGCCTAGAGTAAACGCCATAGCTGGAAGGGCTGGTTTCACTTTAGGTTGTAGTTGCTCATCTACATTTAACTGAGTGTCAGCTTTATTTCTGCTATTGCCATTACCAAATCTAATAGGCACGCTGATCAGCTTATTGTTAATCTTTATACCGAAACCAGAAAATAAAGAACCGAAGACAGCTGTGTACTTTGACAACTGACTCATGTCGACTCTATGAGAGCCATCTGAGAATAGGGAGATGCTCATGTTATTCTCCAAATGGGTTGTTTACGTCAAAGTCTGGGACATCAGTTACGTGCTTCTCAGACTCCATCACAAAATCATCTGACTCATCTTGAGAAGGTTGAACAAGATCACCTAACGTACCTTGGAACACGACTCCACTGAAGTCATCGATATTATCTTCATGCTTTGGTTGATAGATTACGCAGTTTAGAATCCAACAATATCTTTTGTTTCCAACGTAGTATTGGTCGTCAGTGCGTACGCGTCTAATTTCCCAAAGTCTATTACCCACTGGGTCATATAATACGTCACCCTCTTGGGGTTCAGTGATTCCTAGCTTATCGGCTTCAGCCTTAAAACGAGTTATAGCCATCTTAAAGACAGCAGAATCAGCTGGAGTGAACCCAAACTGTCCGAATATATCAGACTCACCGCCAAAGCTCTGAATCTCCATGATTTGAGCTTCAATAGTGAACTGTTGCTTTAGACCTTTAACTTCAGCGTCGTTCAAAGCATTATGATTACTTTCAAGTAACTGGATATAGACTAAATCCACACCAATGACCTGAATTGCTTCAATAACCATCTGGTCAAAAAGTTCGCATTCAGCATTTGTAACCTGTATTGCGTTTAAGTGTGGATTTAGCATATAGTGTCTCCTTTATTCTATTTAAGCCAAATAGAACAGGTCGCAAGCTTCATTTCTCAAACGCTCCATGATGTCAGCTTCATCTTGGCGACCTTGTTCCAACATAGCTTGACCTTGAATAACTTGTCCACCAGGAAGTTGCATACCTTCATACTTGGACATAGTTTGACCAATGATTTGTTTACACAATGCGGTTGCTAAGTCTTGCATTGTTTCGTTATCAAAGATTAGACCTCCGCCAATCGTACTCGTGGGCACGGAAGTCATTCCAGTATGTTCCTCTTCAGGAATATAGTCTTCAAGTGCTCTAATACAGATCAGATCATTTTCTTTAACAGGAAATTTCAGAGTGATTTGATGATTAAACTTTGTGAATACAAACGGGAAAATGTCCATGCCTGTAACAATCTTATAGGTATCTACCCGAGCCATTGCTGCAAAGTAATCAACCATAGACAGAGGTGTCATGAACACGCCGTTTAAGAATACATTGCGAGTCAATGTAAATTCTGTAGTCGCAAAATACAAAGGATCTGTATTGCTATTTCCAACTGGAATAATATCTGTCACTGCGTCGAAAGAATCTGGTACTTGGAACCATCCTTGTTCTAGAATTTCCTTTGTGATCTTCACTACGCAGAATGATTCAAATGAAAAGTTATTGTGCCAGCGCCACATTTTCTTGATAGCGCCGTCAATGGCTCCGTTAAGCTGTTCGTCACTTATGTTTACCTTAACAATAGGATGCCCTAAACTGTTTAAGATACGCGCCTTCACATCTTTGCGTGTTCTATTTCTGTACATGTCTCAGAATCTCCTGTAACAACAATTCTTGTCTATCCAAACGTTCATTTAGCGTTTTAACATTAGTCTGGAGTTCCTGAATTTGGTCGTCCTTCTGTTTTGCTAATTCTCTTTGTTTGGTGTATTGTAAAAAGCCAGCTGTGTCAGTATTTGACACAGCTGCTCCATTTCTAACCCATTTATTCATTGTCTACCTTTATGCCAAAGCGATCAATCTCAGCTCTTCCAATACTGGAGATTGAGAACCAACCTCACCTAACATTTCAATCTTGAGCTTCAGACCTAGGAAAGATTCATCAGCGTTTATTTCAAACTCAGCTTCATACATATCTGTAGAAGAGTTCTTGAACGCTTTTGAGACTTCTACGTCTGCCCATTCTTTCAGTGTTAAGTTATCATCGCCACTTGTGATAGCTTTGTATTTCAACTTAACGGTAGAACCGAATGGTATTCGACCCACAACATAGATTTTAGCTGAAGTAGATGGATTGTTGAACTTCAAAGAACGCGTAACAGCGTTTGCAAGAACATTGTTTTCATCGTTGTTAAGACAATAACCAACCATTTCTAGACCTGCGCCATCTAGGTCTACGAGTGGCGTTAACCATTCATTATCAGACTTCAATGTCAGACTCAACTTGGGCTTCAAGGCAGATGAAGAAACGGCGTCAAAAGGCATATCAGCAAATGTGTCACTCTCTAGACCTTGTAATGTAACCGCCGTTCTATTTTCTTGAAGATGAGTTAACAGATCGATGTTCAAAGACGTACCATCCAGAATGAATGACCCTAACCACGGGCAAACCTTATTGTATGGGTTGTTCGCTTTGATAGCAATAGAACCACCTCCGATAGCCCCAGTTAGTTGAGCAACAGCCGTTGTTTCTACAGAGAATGTTGAAGCATTTGCTGCTGTAACGCGGTGACGCGCATTGATTAGATTAGCGTCTATACCATTACCTGATACAGCTCCAGATACTTCAACATAATCGCCTACCTTTAAGCCATGCCCTAAGCAACCAAAGGTGATAACATTAGAGTCTAAAGTTGTAGAAATTGAGTTGTATGGTAATGCTTTATCTTCAGGTGAAGCGCCTTCTAATGTTGCAACGTACGCAGAATCAGTTTTGAACTTACAACCGTAAATCTTGAATTTCAAGTCTTCCAGTTGGTTTGCTGTCCATGTTTGACCGTTAGATGACACAAAGAAAACGCCAGTATGAGGTTGTTTAGCAACAACATAGCGGTTAGATAAATCAATCTCGCCCATGCGCGCAAGATAAACATTATATTCTTGAGTATCAGCTAGTAATACAATTGCGTATTCTCTGTCTTTCTCAAGATAAACTGGATCACTAAACACAAACTGAGTAGCAACTGTACCATTTTCTGAAATGTTCACCTGAGACGGATTGAGAACAACTTCACCAAAAGTCAATACTTCATTAGATGGAACACCATTGTACACGTTACGAACCTGAAGTGTAACAGGAATTGACTTAGCCTTTGTAGCAAAGAAAATATCAACTGCTTTGATGAAACCACCGCCGTCTTTAGAGATATTGAACGTTTGAGCGACAGGATCACTATTCCAACGCGCTGTCACACGAGAAGTAGATGAAGTCCATTTTGTCTGTTCAGCGCGCAGTGTCTTTGTGATAGTTGTAGTCTTTTGACGTACCTCTAATTCACCACCTGATAGATGGGTTGCCTCACCGCGTGTAAAGTTGTTATTTGGGTTGTCATCATTATTCACTGAGTCAGTGAATTTCAGAATGTTAGAACCTGTTTTGAAACGGAAGTCATTAGTGTTCGGAACTTTGAATACGCCTGATACATTACCAGATACGTCAGTAACAATAGCTTCACCGTAGGCTTTACCTGTTTGAGCGCATTGCGATGAAACAGCTACGCCTGAGAAGAAAGGATACAAGCGCGTTAGTGGCTTAAATCCGCGTAAATCGAATTTAACCTCAATGCTACGCATATAAGGAATAATACTCAAAGACACTCGAGAATCGTCAACCTTCACGTCAGTTGAGGACGTGATTTTAGTATTCAGATACGTCTGAGTAGTTGTTTCAACGGTATCGCGTCGTCGCCCAGACCACTGAAAAGCAGATGAAACTGTAGTACCTATAAGTTGATCTCCAGCTTGAAGTCCATTGGTTAAATCGTCTGTCACATTCAACACAATAGGTTTATTGTAAACAGTGTCGCGCCAGAAATCCTGAGCTGGCGTAAGCGTAACACTACCTGCCCAAGAGAATACCGCAAATGGGTTGATATTAGACGTAGTTGTTGCATACGGTTGACTAGCGAATTCAACTAATGTATAAGGGAGAGATACAGTTGACGTATGCTTCTGTGCGCCAGAAAGATATGTCATATCAATACCATTTTGTACAATAGGAGGTGCAATACGCCCTAGATCAGTATCGATAGATGCCGCCCATTCAGAATCCAATACGTCAACCAGTTTGAAATCTTTGAAGCGATCAGCCGCAATACCATTCTTAAATCGGTTATTTCCAGTTACAGGGTCAAGAATTTGTGTACGCTCTGCTTTAGTCTCACTTTGACTCAAAGAGATATAATACTCTGTATTCTCAATACGTTTTTCCAATCGACCAATATCAGCCATAGTAAAGCGTTTGTTTTCAACCTTGATTGCCTTAATCTGAGTTACTGAGTCAGTGTAAGCTGGAATATGAAGTTGGTACAAAGCCATACCGTCTGCAGGTATAGTAGGCGCTTTAGGATTCTCTGACGGTACGCCACGAGAAACTGAGTAATTTCCAGAAGATGAAACGTACAATACATCAATTCGAGGTAGATACATTGTCAAATCAATGCGCACGTTGTCATTCGGGTTGATAACATCAAATACAGCTGGGAGATTCGTGAAACTACCGTCACTTGCTTTCAGAACTCGGAAGTCAATGCAATCTGCTAAACTACGGATAACGCGGTCTGATGCTTCTTTAGATGTAGGAATGTCGGTGCGCGCAATATCATAAGAATCGACACAGAAGAAATCACCTGTGTTAGAATGTTCAAAGTATTCGTAAGTCACAGATACGTTTGCAGTGATATTACCGCTAGTGCTGATCAGTTCACCTACTTCATACCAGTTAGGTCTTTGACCATCAAAGAAACGGAATCCAGGAGTCATATCCAAACCGCTATCAGTATTGGTGACGCTAACTATTCTAAAAATATCAGCCTTATTCAACTTAACAGAAGATGATTCATTGAAAGAGATGTTTTCTGATACTTCTCTCAATGTCTTTGTCTTGTAGGTTGGATTCGTCTTAACAATAGAAGCAACAATGCGAACAACTGATCCAGAGTAAGATGCACCAAAGTCTAGATTTAGAGCCTTACCATTTGGAGAACCTGCTAGGGAGATACCCGAAATAGGAAGCGCCGTGTCGCCATTTACGCTCGCAAAATAGTCGAAGCTGTTAACTGAATTGAATAGTTCAGAACCTGTAAGACCAATAGAAGCCTTACCTGAAGCATCTAATGTGACGTCAAATGAACGCGTAACGTTGAACGACACGTCTTGGCCAGCAGCGCCTGTCAATGAGCTTACATTTGAGTACGGTAGTGAGAATAAAAGGCTATCA